TAAGAAGGCTTATTTTATTGGTAGATCAAATTTTAATCCTAATAAAATTGAAATTGTTTGGGTTGGTGAAGAACAGGCTTATAAAGATGGCGATATAGACGAATTTCCAGCTAGATTGTTTAAGCAGGTGGAACATGTCAATAGGTGATGGAAGAAAAACATATTCAGACAGCACATTAAAATCTATGACAAAAGACGAACTGATTGATATTATTCGCTGCTTAGAAAGTAATCTTAGAAATGCTCATGAGACAAATGATATTCAATATGAGAATTGTAAGAGGTTACTGAGTGAAAATGGGATAATTCAAGGTGAATATAAGAAGAAAATTGATGAACAGACAGAGGCTTGGATTAAAGCAGGAATAACATTGTCAGAATCAGACAAAGAAGAATTGATGAAAATGTCGCAATTGAGAGAATAAATAAGAGGGCATTATGAAGATTATAGCAGGTAATTATTTCGGCAAAAATATTCAGTTTGTATGTAGATGCTGCAACTGTGTATACGAAGTTGAATCAAAGGATGATTGGAATATTCGAATGGTATTTCCTAACTATTGTAGTTTTAAATATAAAGTTCCTGAATATGAAGTAGCTTGTCCTAACTGTGGTCATAGAGAATATCTTGGTTTTGATCAAGATGACTTAATAGGAACTGAATCTGAAAACTTACACTGCCCTTGGATTCCATTGCTAAAGAAGAGAGAAGATTGGAATAAACGATATAGAGTTGAGCCAATAAGAGAATAAATTGACAGAAAAGATTCGTTTCTTGCGGAAATTTGAAAAGAAAATATAAGAGTAGGAGGTAAAATTAAATGCATTATTGCGTTCATTTACTCACAAAAGAATTACCAAGTGAGAATAAAATTGCAGCGATTATGAAGCCATACAATTCAGAACTTGTATATGGCTCAGATGATGAAGAAGACAAACAGATTGATTATCCAGTTTTTACATGGGATTACTATCGAATCGGTGGTAGGTACAAGGCTGAATTAAAACTAAAAGTAGATGAAGAAGGATCTACAAATAGTGAATATTATAATTGGGGTTATTATGACAGACAAGATAGAAACGGCAGATTGTTTTGGTCAAGTCTTTTATCAACATTAAAAGAGAATATTACACCTGAATGGATGTACCACGAGGAAGATTGGTTTATGAATATGGGTTTTGGCGATGGATATATTCTTGTTGATGGAGCAAAACAAAGTGATGTTTTAAATATTAACAAGCTTGGATGCTACATATGTATTCTTCCTGATGGTTCAGCTATTGCAAGAGATTCATGGAATGGTAAAGATATTATCAAAGATGAAAAATTCGATGAAAAATACCGACAGGCTTTAACTGATAATATGGATGGATTTATTACAGTGCTTGATATCCATGATTAAGGATTAATGGAAGATAGGAGTGATATAAACGAGAGTATATAAAGATAAGCAGTATCTCATTTTCGATTATGAAGATGGTCGTACTGTAAAATATGATTTTGCAACAAAGACTGCCATTGGGATTAAGGGTAAACCAGTAAAGAATCTATGCAGTCAGTTGAGTGGTTTTACATTAAATGAATTGTTTGATTGTTGTGATGATGAAAAATATGCAAAGTTTTTACGATTTATTAGAAATTCAGAAACATACTCATATTCAATAAGCAACATAGGAACAATTCTTGATAGAGTTCCAAGATATGATAGATTTGAACAAATTTTCTCAGCAGGATTTGATGACATTATCAAAGATGGTTATCGGTTCAAGTATTCTATAAATGAGATTCCAAAATCTCTAATCAAATTATGTCGTAAATATCCCATTAAATTATCCAATAATACTGTTAAATATTATAAAGAAAATCAAGATGCACATTACATAGCTTATAACCTGGATTATCTAAGTTTAGATTCTGATGATATTTATATCGTTTGGAATACAGAAACATGGGATAGAGTTGATGGTGCTTGTATTTATTATTCATTTTTCAATAAATTAGTAAATGAATACGATTACAATGCTAAGGATTTATGGCTGTATTTGGATAGAATCAAGACATTTGAGGCAGTCGAAGATATGGGTTTTCTGATTCGTGAATTGTACGATTATGCTGATATGATGAGTCAACTTAGCCCAAAGTATGATAAGTACCCAAGACATTTCCTTACTACACATAAGATTGCTTGTAGAAATTACAATCGAATGAAGAAAGAGTTTTCAGAAGAGTTATTTAAAAAGAGAATAAATAAACAGTATGAATGCTCTTTCGGTGATTACATATTCATTTATCCAGATTCTACACAGGATATAAAAGATGAGGCTGCTTCACAAAACAACTGCGTAGCTTCATACATAGATAAGGTTATTGACGGTAAGTGTCACATTCTTTTCTTGAGAAAGAAGAATAAGCCAGATGAGAGTTTGGTAACGATTGAAGTAAGAAATAATCATATTGTACAGGCTAGACGAAGATTCAATGATGATGTCACAGCAGAGGATCAGAAAGCTATTGATGCATTTAACAAAAAATTTGAGAATAAGGAGGATAAAGCAGCATGATTAAAGGCGATAAAATTAAATTAGTTAAGAAAATGGGAATGTTTGATAACATTGGTGAGATTTGTGAAGTGACTGATATTCAGGAAGGTGGAGTAATCTGCTTTAAGTTCGGTGGTTGCCATCTTGGTTGTATGTCATATGACGAGTATGAAAAGTATTTTGAAAAGGTTGAGACACCTGTAAAGAGAACTTGGAGTGAGTGGAGCGATTACCACATTTTACATCTAACAGATTTACTTGGTATTCCTAGAAATTTGAGCTGGCAGTACAGATATAATGGAAAGAAAATTCAGGTTAGAAGTGGTGTATTTAAAGTAGAAACTACATGTTATAAAGATGATACTTTTGACCTTAGTAAAGGATTGAACCTAGCCAAGAAAAGATTGATTGTAAAATACCTTGATAATCAGGTTAAGTCGATTGCAAAGGCAATGTAAGAGGAGAATAAATATATGAACACAAAAATTATTAGTGCGTTCCCTGCTTGTGGTAAGACATATGCTTTTAAAAAACTAAATGAGAAAGGTTACAAGATTCTCGACAGCGATAGTAGTCAGTTTAGTTGGTGCTATGATTATAATCCAGTTAAATCAGATAAAATTGAAAGGTATCGCAATCCTGAATTTCCAAAGAATTATATCCAGCACATTAAAGACAATATTGGGAAAGTTGATTACATCTTTGTAAGCAGCCATAAAGAAGTTAGAGACGCTTTGGTTGAGAATGGAATTTATTTTACATTAGTTTATCCTGGCAGAAAGATGAAAGCTGAATGGGTTGGTAGATGTTTCCTACGTGGAAGTGGCGAAAAGTTCTGTCAGTTAATTGCAGACAATTGGGATAAATGGATTGATGAAATGGAAGAAGTAGAAGATTGTGATAGATATATTCTTGGTGAAGACGACTCCATTGATTCAGATGACTTAGATAGATATTACTACTTAAGAGAATTGATCGAAAAAGGATTGATTTAAAGAGTGAATAACAATATATAGAAAAGTTAAAAAATAGTACACTATATATAGTGGTTACATAAATTAAAACTACTATATATAGTAACAAAATGGACAAGAAATATCGGTTTCCTTGGGAGGTAAAATAATGGAGATTTTAGGAAATAAATTAAAAAGATTTTTTGACATTGTAGATAATCCACCAAATGATGCTGAAATTACATACGCTGGGAATAGATATGAGGTATGGGAAATATCTGAAAACCTATTTAATAAGATGTGTGATATGTCAGAAGATGAATTTGTCAAATTAGCAGGTGAAGAAGCATGGTGGAGACAGAGTGATGGTAGTGTACTTGGTGTTCCTGATACAAAATTCATTATTAGTGGTGAAGAAATGGTAGGTTGGAATACAAGAGGAGAATATGAAAATTTTCAGTATGCTAAATTGACTGATTATCTATGCTATGGAATTGGAGCATCGCAATCTAAAAATGTATGTGCTTGTTGTGTGGATCTTGCAAAATACAATGATATGACAATGGCAGAATTATTTGAAAAGTATGGAGAATAACCTATTAGGGAGGTGTATGACTTATCAAAAGTTTTACAAATGACAAGAAGATGTCAAATTCTTTGGTAGAAGAAATGAAGAAATATGATGATGTAGATGAACAGACATTATGGTGGATAAATCAAACACTTTTGTACTCTGGCTACCCAAGTCATGTAGAGAAACAAAAAATAAAACAATACATAAAGGAGATTGAAGAAATGGAGAATAATAAGGTAAGACAATTTATTGATTTACTTGTAAATGAAGAAGAAACAATCGAAAATGCAGCAAAGGTATCTGGAATTTGTGATATGAAATTAGTTGATGTTTTAAAAACTATTTCAGAGATGGAATTTGAAAGTATTAAGGCTTTTTCAAGTGCTGTTGCTGGTATGAATAGTATGAAGGAAGCTATTCATACAGTTAAGGATTTGGATGATGCATTAGTAGAGCTAAAGAAATCTTCTGAAAAGTAGAGAATATATAACTGTAAACAAAATGTAAATTGTGAATCTAGGAGGTGTATATGTTAAAGACTTTTGATGAGTTATCTGACGAGGAAAGTTTGTGTAAATATTGTTCAGCAACCGATTATGGGGAACATAAATCGTGCATTACACCAAATGGATATTATTGGTGCGAAGGTGCGCATTGTGAAGATGCTTACAGAGAATATTTAGATGATAACGAAACAAGTGAAAATGTTGTGAAATATGCAAGTAAAGTAATACTTACGAATAAGGAGGATATTGATGAGTACACCACTAAAATTTGAATTCGATTTTGAAGAGGTGTTTGAAGGAATTAAACAAGGTGTTATTAGAGAATTGGAAGAAATGAATTTTGATGCTGCAAAAGATAATGCTATCAATCAGATAAAGAGTGAAATTAAATCAAAGATAGAACTTACATACAGTGACGAAAGAGAATTAAAAGACGAGATAAAAAATGAAATCAAGGAAAGAGTTTATGATTCGATTATCAAAGAAGTCGGTGATAAATACGCTGATAAATTTAATGATTATGTAGAAAATCAGTTATCTAAAAATCCAGAACGTCTCAGTTCATTACAGAATATTATTAAATGCGAAGTGAGCGAGAATCTATATGAAAATTTGTATAGTTCTATAAGAAATGAAGTAATTGGACAGGTTAAGGATGCAACAACACAATTATGTAATTTAATTGGTAACAATTCTGTCAAGGTTAAAGACTCTAATAAGACTATTAGCAAAGAAGAGTATGAGGATTTACTTGATAGAGATAGAAAATTAAGTGCATTAGAAGCAGGTGGAGTTGATAACTGGGAGTGGTATGGAGAATCACTAGCTCAGTATTATAACGAAGAATAGCACAAGAATTTTCGATTTCTTGCGAGGAGGTGAGACTGGTTGGCAAAACGCCAAGAGACATTAGATATTGAAGCTGCATTACAAAAAGATACACGAATTAAGAGAATATATGGTTGTGAGGAAATAACAATTGGTTTTTATAACAATGGTCATGGAAATGAAATAGTTGACTTTATGACAATGGATTCAAAAGGAATTATTAAATGTTATGAGATAAAAGTCACTATTCAGGATTTTAAATCTGATGCAAAGAAGTCTTGGTATGGTCATTACAACTATTTGGTGGTTGGCAAAAAATTGTGGAATGAGCATAAAGATTACATACTTGAAAATACACCAAAACATATTGGGATTTTAGGATCATCTCTTGGAAGTTATCGAAAATGTAAAAAGCAGGACATATCACAAGAACAATCACAAATGTTGAAAGAGAGCATGATTCGTTCTATGTATTATAAAATGGTCAAATATTACAACGCTTCCGACTTAGATGAAATCAAAAGACTCAATAGTGGTATTCGTAAGTTAAAGAAGGATGTTGAAAATTACAGAGATAGAGCAGTTAAAGCGGAAAATCTGATTTACAGTTACGAAAATTATAAAGCATATAATGACGGAATTGACGATTTTGATTTCAAAAAGGCTGTTGAAGCAGAAAAGAAAAAGTATTTAGAGAATATTAAACTGGAGGTAATTTAAAATGACATTAAAAGATACAGTAGAAATGATGAACAGTGATGATTATAAGGAGAGATTTAAAGCTGAGTATTATCAGTTAGAGATTCGAGTAAATGGATTGAAGAAGATGCTTGATAAATGGGATAATGGAGAATTAGATTTTACTCCTACTTGTCCAAGAAATACATACAATAATCAGTTTGAATATATGGTTAATTATATGACTGTATTAGCTGATAGAGCAGCTATGGAAGGCATTGAGCTGTAAAAACGTAAATTCGAAATTCTTTTAAATCAACATAGAGAATATATAAGTGTAACAAGGCGATAGCCTAAAATATAAAGTTTAAAATTCAAAGTTAAAAAGGAGAGAACATTATGACAACAGAAAAGATGACAATTCACAAGGCACTTGCAGAGTTGAAAATCGTAGATGACAGAATTATTTCTGCAATCAATGGTGGTACTTATTGTGTAGCAAACAAGCATTCTAATGAAAAGATTAAGGGTGTGCCGGTTAAGGAATACGAAGGTGTTATGCAGGGTTATTACGATAAGGCAACAGACCTTATTAAAAGAAGAAATGCAATTAAGAGAGCAGTTGTTTTATCAAATGCTACAACAAAGGTTTCTATTAATGGTATTGAATACACAGTGGCAGAAGCTATTGAAATGAAGAATCATGGTGTAGAGTTTGATGAGAAGATGTTAGCCGCATTAAAGAAACAGTATGATAAGGCACAGGCTGAAATCCTCAAACAGAACGGTGATGACCTTGAAAAGAGAGCAGAACAGTATGTAATTGGTATTTACGGTTCTAAGGAAGGTAAGACTAATACAGATGATTTCGAGAAGACAAAGAAAGATTTCATCAATGCAAATTCATATGAGTTGATTGATCCTATTAAGATTTTGGACAAGATTAACACATTAGAAGAGAATATTGCATCTTTTAAAGCAGAAGTAGATGCTGCACTTAGCACATCAAATGCTATAACAGAGGTTGAAATTAACTATTAAAGAGAGAATAGTTAACTAGAAGTTATTCACTGTTTACCGAAAACTTTAAACTACAACTCATCAGTCTTTTGCAGATATAGACTGACGTAAAGCTGAAAAGAAATCTGCATTATAATAAAAAATATTACAAATTATTGAATTAATAAAAGATGATTAATTTATATGGTTTGTATAATTTCAACTTACTACAGTACATAATTCGGCAAGATAATGGTGAAACCATTGGCTGATATGTATAACATCAAATATGAAATTATACTCTAATTATATATCAGATTGCCTACGATAATGATAGGTGTGTGCTGTAAAGTTTAAAGTTGTAAGGCTCAAATAACAACGCTCAGAAGTTCAAAGTTTAAATTATGAGTCAAAGTTAAAAGAGTAAATAGTAAAGTTGTAAAGATTTATCAAATCCTTGATATACAGTTTAGCATAGTTGTATTTGGCTGTAAGCATCTGCAAGGCTGGTAAATGGTGAATAATTTTATATAAAATCTTGGGTGTTTCATGGAGTGTTTAAGCACTCTATTCTTCCAAGAGTGAAATTAATGAGTTACAGGAATATTCGAGAGTAATTAACTTGAATATTCCATTAAACATCTAAGTGAAAGGTAATCCCAAACGTTCACAAAACAATGGGATAGATGCTACGGTTCTTAGCCGTTTATCAAATATTTTGATAATAAATGGTATTTTTAAAAACCAATGAATCTGACATTTCTTAGTGCAATTTTAAAGGAGAATTATAGAATGAGCGACATTTGTAAAGATAGAGAAGCTTTAAGACCTAAATACGAACAGTTTATTCAGACTGAAAGAGGTAAAGAGTGGAAACATTTTTGGCAGAGTCAAACAGGTTCAGAGAGAAGTGGAGATTTTGGAGATTATTTGTATGACTTTTATCCAGAAATGTTGCAGTAAGGAGAAAAATAAATGGCGAAAAAGAAAGGTTTTGGTATAAGTCCAATAACAAATACAATTTACTATGGAACTCAGGATACAGAAAACCATATGTGGATTGGACAGAAAATAGATGTTACAAATGAAGTAATAGATGCTGTATATGCATGGTTTATGGGCAATATGGAAGACTCAGAAGGCAAGAAAGAAGAATATCAGATTTCATATCCTAGCACAGAGTTTGAATTAGTAATGAGAAGAAAGAAAACAGAGAATATATAGTTAGGGGTGAGGATGTGAGTATAGTGAATTTAAATTTACACACAATTGTATTGATTGTGTTGTGTCATTTAATTGGTGATTATGTGTTGCAATGTGATTTTATTGCACAGACAAAAGGAAAGAATTGGTATCATTTATTTGTACATTGTGCATTATATTGTGTTCCATTCTTAATAGCATTCGGTTGGACATGGCAGTTGGCAGTAATCTTTATTTCACATCTGATTATTGATCCGTTGAAAGCAAGATGGAATAAGATTACATACACTACAGACCAGACATTACATTATATAATCGGAATGCTTTATCTTATTGGTTAATCAACTAAACAATTTCCAATAAAAATGAAAATCGAATAGAGAATAAGTAAGAGGTGGATATGGATAATCGAACATATAACGCTTGTCGTTGTTTCATTAGTAATATTGATTCAATAAGCAGTAATGCAAAAATTATTATTGATAACATTAAATCTTATAACAATGATACTGATTCATCGGCAAAATTATTTATTCATTCAAAATGCTCAAATACGGAGAATATATTATCAGAAGATGAGGTGAATTTAGTGATTTCAATGATATTGAAAAAGTATAAGAAAAGTATTGAGCAATATCAAAAGGAATTGAATGAATGTATTAACGAAGAAGTTTTGAAAATAACGGAAACATTAAAAGAGTTGGATAATAAGAGTAAAACAGAGAATAAGTAAGTGAAGCAGTCACAGTAATTCACTGTTTCATTGGATTTAAGAGGTGTAATAATATGAAGCAATACATAAAACAAGCGTTAGCTTTTCTGTTGGTTTGGTTTTGCAGCGGAATAACAATGTACGCATATCAAATAGAGAATAAAATATTGGGACTTAGTTTTACATTTCTAAGTTTCCTATATTGGTTAATTTTAAAAGACGAGAGGTGAGAAAAATGCCAACAGGTTATACAGCATATATACAAGATGGAGATATTACAACAGGAAAAGATTTCTTAAAACTCTGTACTAGGAATTTTGGTATTGCTATGGAAATGAGAGATGAATCATTATCAGTACCAACTCCGACACATTTTGAACCAAATTCTTATTATAAGAAAGAATATGATAAAGCTGTCGAAGTTCGTAATAAGTACAGACTGATGACTTTTGATGAAGCAAAACAGGAAATGATTAAAAGTTACAATGATAGAATCGCTTCTGCTAAGAAATGTTTGGAGAATTATAAAACAGAGGACGAAAAATATAAGAAGGTTAGAGACGAAGTTGTAAAGTGGAATCCACCAACAGATGAACATGAAGGATTGAAAAAGTTTGCATTAGAGCAAATAGATATATCTATGAACACATCTTACTATAAATACTTGGAAGATGATTTGAACAAGGAATTAGATATTAGCGACAAAGCAGTTTATGCTTATATGAATAACATCAACGAGTCTTGTGAAAAAGATGTTGAAAGGGCATACAGACGATGGCAGGAAGATTTGAAACGAACTGTTGAAAAGAATTTGTGGATGCAACAGTTCTTAGATAGTTTGGAGAATATATAAGTGAGGTGATATACATAGAGATATTAGCAGAAACAGATTATCAAGACCTTTATAGAATATCTGATGGAGTGTTACTTGTAATTAACAAATTTAAGAGAATTGAATATTCATCTGAACCTTATTTTCATGTATATACAAGTGATGCAAAGTATAAATCATATAATAAAGGTTGTCAAAAGTGGTTAAAGGTTTTGAAAGAAGATTACAAGAATAAATACAATGATATTGTTGTTCCCAAAGGAACAGTATTATATATGGATTATCCAGTAGAATCAACAAGTAATAAAGCTGATTGGACTTATGAAATAAAGACAACCGCTTCTTGTTTAGGTGGAGATTTCACAACCACAGAGAATATGTTAAATACAATACTGAACATTATGAAGAACAAAGTAAGTTCTTAGTCTTGAACAATTCAGTTCAAAATTTCCAAATGTAAAATAGAGAATATATGAATAGAGGTGATATGCATAGAAGTAATTGAAACAAATCTAATCATTGATGAAAATAATATCATCAGAGATCATCAGTCAAGAGTAGTTGAGGCAGACAGTTGGGATACTTATTGTGATGCATATAAGAATTATAATGGTAAGGCAGTTTTCTTCAAGTCAAAAGTTATGAAAGGAAACAGTATCCAATCTAATTGTAAAATTTCAAATCTGGAATATGATGAAATGCATTTGTCTTGTAACATAACGAAATTAAAAAATAATGGAGAAGAAATCTTTACAGATAAAAGATTGGCATATCGAATAGTTGATCCGACTTAATCAAGTCAAAATTTCCAAAATAAATAACTGAACAGCGAATAAAAATATGGGTGGTGAAACAGCATACCCTTGGGTTTTTACACTCAAAAATCACTGTTTATGGATAAATTTTCATATAGATTTACTTCCATGTTCCGTCCTGAGTGGGCGTTTATATAGATTGTTTTATTAACAATATTTACATAAATTATTTAATTTTAAGGAGGACAAGTAATTTGGCAAAGACAAAGGAAAGAAAAGCGTTAAAGAAAGGTAAGGCAGCATTTAATCTTATTGGACGTGTAAAAGTAACAGACAAGACATTCAATCTTGACAACAGTTATGATTCTGGTTGGACAGATAATAGTATGTATGTTGGTGTTGATTGTGGCAATGGTAATGTGGTTTATGCAGAGATGCGAAGTGGTTTCTTCCCTGATAAGGATAATGTCATTCGTGCGTATAGCAAGGATGAAAAGGATGATTCAGGAAAGAGTAAGTCAGTAGAGATTGCATGGGAAGATCGTCTTGATGAGTCTTTATATGACAGTATTTCAGATTCTTCTTTCTTAACAGTTGGTGTTGAGAAGGATGTTAAGGATAAGACTGTATATAAGAAGTTCCTTACAGCTTATGACGCAGTTGAATATCTCAATGAGCATCTTGAAGACGGAATGATTGTGAACGTAAAGGGAACAATGGGTTATAGCGAGTACGAAGGGAATGTATCTACAAAGAAGGAAATTACATCTATTGTTCTTTCAAAGGTTGATGATGAAGCAGATTTCAAGGCTACATTCTCACAGACAATCCTTGTAGATTCTAAGAGTATTGGAAAGAAAAATGAGGACAAGGGGACTATGGAGCTTTCTGCATATGTTGTTGATTATGTTGGCAAGCCTAAGATTGATGGAGAAAAGGTTGAGGTTAAGAAGAATGTTACATTCCCTAAGACATTTGAGGTTGCTATCAACGAGAATCCAGAAATTACAGCAAAGATGCTTCAGAGATTTTTCAAGCCTAAGAAGAGTAAGATTACTGAAATTACGGTTGCAGGAAATTTAGTTGAAGGTGGTTCAGTAGTAAATATCACAGAAGATGACATTCCTGACGACATTAAGGAACTTATCGAAATGGGACTTTATTCAGAGGAAGAGGCTGAAAAGAAGTGTGCCGTAGGAAATGGTAATCGTGAGAGAAGAATGATTATTGTTAAGCCTGATATTACATATGTTGGTGATGGTGATGATAGAAAACCAACTGTAGCATTTGAAGATGGTAAGTATGATGAGGACGACCTTTATTTCTACGAACAGGCATTAAATGATGCTGGTGTAGAACCAAGTGATGATGGCGATTCTGAAACAGAAAGTGACAGCTCATCAGAAGATGATGATCTTCTTGCAATGCTTGAAGGTATGAACTAAAAAATATACTTGCCCTGTTATAAACAGGGTGAGCACTTTATCAAAAGAATATATACATTTTAGGAGGACAAAAAATTGGCATTTAGAAAAGCAAGAGAAGCAAAGATTGGTGGAAAGTTTTTAGCATATGGTTATGAAGGTTCTGGAAAGTCATGGTTCGCACTTACATTCCCTAAAGTTGCATGTATTGACTCAGAGACTGGTATTGCACACTACGAGGGTAAGGATATTACATTGGCGAATGGTAAGACATACAATAATCTTATCTTAGTAGATGATACATCAGATCTTGATGATTTAGAGGATGATATTGATGAAGCAGTTGATTCTGATGAAATTCAGACACTTGATATTGACTCAGAGACAAAGTTTTATGCAACTATGCAGGTTGGAGCAACAGAGGTTGAAGAGAAGAAAGCACGTAGAAAAGGTGGAGATGTTGATGATACAGTAGTTTCTCAGAGACAGTGGGGACGTATTAAGATTATTAACATGAAGCTTCAGCAGGCTAAGATTGATCTCTCTGCAAAGGGTAAGCATGTTGTGTCAGTTGCACAGGCAACAGAAGTGTATGAAGGAACAGGAGATAACCGTAAGTTAGTTGGCATTAAGCCTGATATGCATAAGTCAGTTAAATTTGATTATGATACAATCCTTGAGTTCTATAAGGAAGAGAATGGTGAGGATGTTCGTTATTTTGCAAAGGTTAAGAAGGATAGAACAAATGTAACTAAGGTTGGACAGATTATTGAGAACCCATCTTATGATATTTGGAAGGATTATTTTGAGTCAATGCATGATCTTGAGACAAATGAGACATCATACAAGAATGACTTAAAGACTTCTACAGATTCTATGGTTGACAAAGCTGAAAAAGCAGAAGAGTTAGCGACTGAGTTTAAAGATGTATTAAAGTCACTCAAGGATAATAAGGATGCTTTGCTCAAAGTAAACAAGCAGATGAAGGATAAGGATGTTTCATTAAAGAATCTTGAAATGCAGTCACCAGATACTCTTACAGAATTAATTGATTTTGCCAAGTTACAGTTAGCCTAATTAAAATTATGCTCCGACAGGTTATTTGCCTGTTGGAGTTTTTAAGAAAGGATGATTTGGTAAATGAGAAATATAAAAAAGAAAGATAACGAGCGGTGGATTGAATTATGTGAGTATGTAAAGAAAGAGATTCTTGAATACGATGATAATATGAAATTTCCACAGTATCTCGCATTAAAGTTACAAGGTATTAAACGTGGCGAACATATAGCGAATAATAATCATGAAGCAAAAGCTAATTATGATGATTACACAATTTTATGTACTTTTAAGTTGTGTAAGAGAAAAATTGTTACATATTTACATGAGAATGAAAAGAAAATCAAAGATGAAAAACATAAAATCAATCTTATTATGAAAATGATTGAACCTGAAATCAACGATGTGTATTTGAGATTACAGAATGTTAAAAAGACTGAAGAGAGAGTTGAATCTAAAGACTTCAATAATCAGAGTAATGAGAATGCTGGATATGTAAAAAAGACTAAAGAGACAAGTGACAGAATGAAGAAACTGTTTTGAGGAGGTACTAATTGGCTGAGAAAAAAGAGAATAAAAAATTAACTCCTTATCAGGAAGAAGTATTAAAATGTGCAAAACAGATTCGAGAATACAAGATAATAGCAGAAGCTAATATAGTTGCTATTTTATATAAACAACCAGAATTAATTTTTGATTATACATTGCAGCTTGAAGATTTTAGTGAAAATACATGGCGAGTCTATTGGCAGATTGCAAATGACATTATTGTAGTAGAAAAGAAATCAGTATTGGATGATATGACTGTTGGTTTATATCTTGAAAAGCATCAAAAACTCAAAAAGGAATATGAGGATTATGGTGGATATGAAACGATTGATAAAGCCAAAGAGTATGTAAACATCAACAATATGGATGGATATGTCAAAGAGCTATACAAGTGGAAAACAGTTTTGGAGATGTTAAAAAATGGATTCCCTGTAAATAATCGTATCAATGAATTCTGTGATATGTCTTTAGATGAAATATATGAAGAATATGAAGCAATGTTAAATCATATTTTTATCAATGCAGACGATGATGTGCAGTCATATTCATTGGCTGATGGCATTTATGATTTAATTGATGAGTTAGATGCTGGTGCAGCAGTTGGACTTCCATACAATAATATGGACATTCTTAATAAAGAAACTGGTGGTCAGTTACCTGGTAATATTACATTGATTGGTGGATTATCTAATATGGGCAAAACTACACTAACAAGATCAATGTTGATTCCAAGCACAATAAAATATGAAGAAAGACTTGTTATTTGTGTCAACGAAGAGGGAAAAAAGAAATGGCAGAGAGAGTTGTTGGTGTGGACTGCGAATAATATTTACAAACAAGATTTGCAAAAATTCGTTGTTAGAGATGGTAAATATTCTAGTGAAGTTAAAGATTTGTTAAGAAAGTGTGCAGATTGGATTACTGAAAAAGCTGAGAATAACATGCTTATAATAGTTCCATTCAAAAGATACAAAACTCAGAAATTCATAAAAGTTCTAAAGAAATATGCAAACCTTGGTGTTAAGTATTTCATTCTTGATACATATAAAGCCGATTCAGGTAGTCGTTCCGACAAGATGTGGTTAGATATGCAACAGAATATGGTTGATATTTACGATACTGTAAAGTGTAAAGAAGAGGGTGGTTTGGAAGTTCATGTAACTATTACATTCCAGCTGGCGAAATCTTCAGCACGTCAGAGATTTTATAGTCAAGATAACATTGGTATGGCAAAAAGTATTGTCGATCCTGCAAGTACATGTTTAATGCTTAGAGATGTATTTGAAGATGAATATACAGGCGAGAAAAATGCATTAAAGGTATATAGATTTGATGGGAAAAATAACAAGTCTAAGATACCTGTAAAACTGGACGAAGGTAAGCATTATCAGCTTATTTTCATTTGTAAAAACCGTGAAGGTGCAGCAAGTAGCATACAGATTGTTTGTGAACATGATATGAGTAGAAATATCTTAAAAGAAGTCGGTTTTACATCTGTTCCAGTTGATTTTTAATTTGTGATGGAGGCGGTGAGCGTGTATTAATGCAGATGAACTAAAGGAATACATTATAGAGAATAATTGTATAGAACAGATTTTATTATCGTTGGAGTGCCATGGACTACACGAATATCCTACAGAGTGGAGAGCCGCCTTACCACAAGGCAATAATAAAACTGCTATATGTGTTAAAAAAGATACATTATCAGTAGCAATTAGAAGCTCAGAGAAAAATAAGCGTGGAGATATTTTTACATTGATTATGACAATTAAAGGATTTTCTTTTGGGAAAGCCAATAAATATCTCCATAATATTTTAGGATTGAAATACTCATATAGTAAAAACAATGACAAAGACGATAAGAAAGATCCATTAGCAATTTTTAAAAAAGTTAAGCGGCAGAGATACACAATAGATAAAGATATACCAGTATATGATGATTCGTGTATGAAAGAATATACGGATTTACCTTATATTGATTGGGTTCGTGAAGGTGTTATGCCGTTTGCTTGTAAAAGATTTAATATTGGATATTCATATGATAGAAAACGAATTGTTATTCCTGAACGAAAATGGGATGGGGATGACAATGAATATATAGGTATCAGTGGGAGAACTACTGTACCAAATTATGAGATGTTTGATATTCCGAAGTTTTTTAAGTTATCCAAAACATATCCAAAAGGAATAAATGTATATGGGTTAAATGAGAATTATCAAACAATTCAAGAGGCTGGTTATGCAGTCGTTTTGGAAGCACAGAAATCGGTGCTTAAAAGGTATTCACGAAAAGATGGTACGGCTGTTGCAATAGGAAATTGTGAGCTTACAGAAGAACAAGTTAGGATACTGATTAGTTTAAATGTAGAAATTGTAGTTGCTTTAGATGAAGGAATTGATATAAACCATATTAGACAGGAATGTGATAAATTTTATCCTATTAGAAAAGTAAGTTACATATATGATCGTTGGGATTTGATTAAGAAAGGTAGCAAAGACAGTCCTGCTGATATGCCAAATAAAGTATACAGTTTCCTTCTCAAGCATCGTGTTTTATATGATGAGTCAGAAAGGAGAAAGTTAAGAGATTGGCAAGAAAAACATCTAAAGAATTAAATGAAATATGTAAGACACTTCACACTAATATATTATGGTCATGGTCAAGGTATCATTGTTACAAACAAGATAGATGGGAATATTTTTTGAAATACATCCTACACAAGAAAGAAGATAGAACAAATAGTATTTATTGTGTATCTGGTGGTAATGTACATGATATTATTGAGCAGCTATATACTGGCAAAATTAAATATGAGGATATGCCAAATTTATATGAAGATAGCTTATTTACAATGAATTGTGCAGAACTCAAATACAATCGCAGTGATTCTGATAAAAATGATGCAATAGCAAATAAATATGAAAATTGCATTAGACATTTCTTTAAAAATCATAATCTGATTACTTTTCCACATAAAGTTGAGCATTTTATTACAATTAAAATTTCTGATGATATTTATATGCAAGGATATATTGACATGCTTTATATCGAGTCATACAAAGACGAAAATGGTAATGA